GGCGTTCTTGGAAGAATGTGCAGACTCGCGGATACCCTTTGACAGGCGAATACTGCTCATCCTCCCACGGTGCGCCAGTGAATTCGGGCTGCTCAAACCGCCAATCGTAAGGGTTGTATCGCGTCAGTCGCCACGGCTTATGTTCCTGATGGCAAAATATCATCTGGTCGTTAGCTTGCGCAAAATACAAGTCATCAAGCTGTTCCGCAGTGAACGGTGATTCAATCTCGTAAATAGGCAGATCATCCAGAACAGCAGGTGAAATACCTTTTACTTTTACCCAATCACCACCAGCCATGCGTTTTACGCCAAGCTGCAATGCAGCCGGATCGCTGTTATCCAGCGCAACCACAACATCAGAAATAGCGGGAGCCGTGGTGAAAGTGATCTCCCAACCGTCCCGCTTGTTTACTACTGACGGATTAGAGATCGTGACCTGTAGGCCGGGATCAGTCTGGAACTTCAGACGTAACGGGAAGTTATTCGTGACTTCTCGATCAAGTAACTGGAACGTCCCGCTTGGGTTGTAGTCCGTTTCCAGATCAAGCGATATTTTTTCTTCTTCGTCCTGCGCATTAACGGTGAAGACGCTTAGTTGTGCGTAATAATCGACCAGTGCATCCACATCCAGATCGGAACCCACATCCGCGATGATGTCAGCAGCAGCGTCATTGGCCTGCTTGGCCATGACCCTGATCTGGTCGTTATCTTTGAATGGCCCCGTGATGATCTCGTCAGTAATTGTCCACGTTAAGCCAAGATCGGTAACGATCTCGTTGAACTCTTTGACAACCTTCCAACCATCAGTGGCGTTGCCGTACTCCAGACGCGCGTTCACAACATCCGAAGTATTGTTCTGCACCGCATCGAGAATCAGATTCAGATTGACTTGTGCGTGACCCCACGTTTCACGACCTGTCAGGGAAACCGATAATATCTCTGTATAGTCCTGACCCAGACTGGATGCCGCGCCAAGTGTCGTATTAAAGTTATCAAAGACGCGCGACCATGAATCAATATCAAAGGTAAAGTCTACGATTGAGCCGCGTGCAATATTGATGTCACCCTGTCTGAGTACAGGCTCGGAATCAGTAGGCGATGCCGCCGTGTTTGCAGCCAGCACCCAAGGTGAGGCCGCATCGCCATTGTGGTTCAAGTCCCATGCGGCAACATTGGTGAAGTCTTCAATCTGGTTGTTGACCAGATCAGCGGGAGCCACCGTGTAATCAGTGCCAGCTATTAACTCTTCGCCATTCTTGAGTACCAGAATATCGGGTTCTGCAACAGTAGGCTCTGGATACAGGTACTTGGTGGAAGTGCCATCACCAATGAACGACCTGACACCATTGATATTTACGACATAGCCATTGTTGCGGTAGAACCTGACGTATTGATCCCCGAATTCCAGCACGTAGGATTGGCTGGACGAAAAGACAAACGGGATCAACCGAATATTCTTGCTGGGAACCTTACACGGCGCAACAAAGTGAAGACCGTCACGACGCATCGCGCCACCACGCGGGTTGGCAATGACATTGCGCATCTCTTCCAGCATGAACGGATACTGATCGGTATCCGTGCGGCCATAAACTTCCGGTGATACCTCACCACCAGTGAAGGCATTAAGAATGACATGCGTGCGAGGCATTACCTAACCTTTGTCAGTTGATCAATCGAGAATGTTTTATGTGATCCTTCTTGGCGATCAACAATACGCGCTTCTTCAATATTGGCCGCATACAGTTGAGCAAGCTGCCCTTCACGCGTATTGGAGGCTGTCAGCGCGTAACACATATCCAGTGCTATCTTCAGCGCCAATGCCTTCTCAAACGTGGCATCCATATCAGGTTCATTGATATTGTAGATATAACGCGCAGCAATATTGTCCTTGTACGTGTAAACCTTGCGATTCTCCACCACCCATGTCGGATCAGGATTGTTGGGATAATCCATCTCGATAATAGTCAGGATACGCAAACAATCATCTGGCCATTGGAAGGCATAATTCCAGTGTGGATCAACGGGCGTTTCCGTCAATCTGGCAAGCGTGGCCACCTTGGTCGCGCAGCGCCACGGGTAATCTCTTAATACCTGCCGCTTGGCAGGCTCGTAGAGAATCTTGGCCGTACTGGCCTCAGTGGTTTCGTCATCAAGGGAAATGATCGGGCGTGCGCCCAGAAGCAGTAACCCCTGATTGACTATATCTACCTTGGAAGACATTACGCGTTCGCGTCGTACTGAGAAGTGCCTTCAGGGATATGATCGCGCCCCGAATAGAATATTGGATTGCCTGCTGTTACGTCAGCGCCAACGATGTTCTCGTTGTTCTCGACGGCAGTGGCGTAACCAATATTACGAATCTCATTGGCCGCAGAACGGCAATTACGCTTGAGGTTCAGGGTGGTTACATTTCTTGTGAATCTGCGTGACATTTCAGCCTCCTGTAAAGAAAAAGGGGTGGGCAGTCAGACTGCACCACCCCCAGTTTCATCAACTGCTACCGATTATGCTTCGGTGCAGAGAATATTGACCACGCCAGCGTCATCAATGCGGGTAGCGTTCGCAGTGAATTCTGCGTACACCTGCATTGCGTAACTGAGGTCAGGGCGCTCACCCGTGCGGATGGTTACATCCTTGCAGAAAGCCATGCCGACGCAATCCTTCTGGAAAGCGACGTTACAGCGTTCGGCAGCCACCAGCGGCAGGCGGGTCGAGGTTACGAAGTCAAAACCAAGGAAGGTATTGATCTCACCTTTGACCAGTGCGCGTACCGTATTGTAGTCAGCACTTGTGATCTCAGTGGTGTTGAGCAGGTCTTCCAGCGCTTTCGGGCTGATAACGATGCAACGGCCATCAGGGTCAACGTCTTGGTTGTCCATGATGTACTTTGCTTCGGTCAGCTTGGCAATGGTCATGCCAGTACCACCAGCGGCAATCTGCTGGTTGGTGGTATCGAAGGCCACGGTAGCGCCCGTGCCGTCATACGCATCACCCAGCATGCCTTCATCAATCGCCGGAGTCGCAGCACCGTCAGAACCGATGATCAGGTCATCCCACTTGCGCCCCATCGACATACCTGCTGCCTTGGTGTAAGCGGAGATCGGATCAACCAGCATACGGCGCTTATCCTGATCGTCCACCTGCTTGCCCCATGAGTAGTCTTTCATGGACACCTTGCGGCGTGAATGATCAGCTTCACCGTTACCCAAGTTCGGCGTGGTCATGCCACGTGCGGTCTTGGCTACCGGATCGGAAGGACTGAAGCGCTCGAAGTACGTTGCGTCACCAGTGATTGAACGAGAGCGAACCTTGCTTTTCAGCTTGGAACCCTTCTGTTGAGCCAGATGAAACATCTCATTTTTGAATGCTTCGACCCACCAGTTCTGTTGCAGGCCATCGCCTGCGTCGCCGGGGACTCCCGGCCAAGTATAGTTTTCGCCTAGATCGGCCATTTGAATATCTCCAATAAAGTTAAAAATGTGCCACGTATGGCATTTATCGGAGAAGGTGTCCTTGGAGGGCTTCTACCTGCCGTTTATCGTCCGGGTCGACGTTATCGGGTAACGGGGCTATTTATAGCGTGTCCGTACCCGATGTTTAGTCTATATACTAATCAAAATAGGGCATGTCAACCGCCGTATGCGGCTTTGAGCCATTCAACACGCTGGTCGCGCTGGCGATCCGTCAATTGATCTGGATCAAGATGCCACCAATGGTCAGGATTCTGCTGGGCTTCGTCGATGCGCTGCTGCGCTTCTTGAGGCGACATGCCCTCGTATCCGGCAGGCGGCAACATGGCTCCCGTTTCGCCCATCGCTTCCGCAAAGGCATCCATCAGACGGATCATGTTTACGTCATTGCCTTCCAATGCCTGATCATCGAAGTAACTAGAAATGCCGGGAATCCGTTCTTCTAGCATGTGCGCAGCATTTCTGGCCTGCTGCATCTTCATGTTGAAGGTCTGACCCCATTCACCCTGAAGGCTACGCATGGCCTCTTCGTTGGATTGCATCATCTCGCCGGATGAGTCGGCAATGTTGCTGGCCAGCCAGTTATGCACGCCTGCTGCCTGAGCCTGAGTCAGGCCCAGTTCATGCGACAAGGCGCGGAACGCACCTTCGGATTCAGCATCCCCCTCGTAACCATCGACTTCATTAAACTGGTAGCCAGTGGGTTCGTTTGGTAATCCAAGCATGCGCTGGATATTGCGCGTATTCTCGGCATCATCCTGATCCGGCGCACGGTAATAACCACGCTCGGCCATCTTGTTATTGAACGAGGCGATGTCCTCTTCGCCTGCTTCGTCGGTAGGAAAACGAATGGAACTGCCGATCATGGACGAGGCTTCTTTGTACGCCTTGAACAGATCACCTACCGTTTCGTATTTCTCAGCCGTGGGGTCGCCAAGGACTCCGGCTTCTTCTTGCCAACTAGGTGCTTCTACTTCTTCGGCTCCAATGGCAGCCGTTGCATCAACGGTGACATCAGGCGCTTCTGCGGTATCTGACATTACTCTTCTCCTGTAATAGTAAATATATTCTGAACGAACATCCGTTCAGCATCTCTATACGCCGTTTGCTCCGGCGTGTTTTCGTAATGAAAAGACGGTCGCTCCATAAAGTTCTGCTTCCAGACCTTCAGTAGCTTGCGGCCTTTATCGTTACAAAATACGGACTGCAACAACTCTTGGTAATCTTCACTCATCGGAGATTTTGCACATTCTCTAATAGTTGAACTTGAGCGGCATCCGCTTCAGCCTGAGACTGCTGGGTTGCGGCTCCCTGTTGTGCCATTTCCTGCTCTTCCATTGCCTGCTGCTTCGCTTCAGCCTCCTGCTGCAAGACTTCGACTTCCCTTTCACTACGGATAACCTCGGCTGGGGTTGAGTAACGGTCTGCCAAGACGCGCATCATCTTCATGTGGTCGCCCACCATGAGCGCATTCGGATCAACCTGCGCCACGGCCATTTCAGCTTGCAGATAGCGCTCGATGGCAACGGCATCCTGAGACACTTGTGACTTGGCCAGTGGGCCAGTGTAACGGAAGTCAAAATCTTCGCCCTGTATCTCTTCGGGAATCTCGGGTAGTTGCTTATTGCGAAGCATGATACCGAAGACACGCTGCACCATGGGCTGGAGCAATTCAGCCTCAATGCGTCCCACCGTCGCACCCATCATCTTCTGCATCTGCTCGTAGCGAATCTGAATCTCAGTGGCCGTCGCCGGGTTCTGGCCTTTGCGTTCAGGGACAAGCAGTTCGTCAATCTTGTACGCCTTGCGGATCGAGTCTCGGAGTTCTTCACCCTTGAACATGACCAGCTGCGCATCCATCCTGCCCGGCATCTCACCGATCATTCTGGGATCACGTACCTGAGTGAAGCCACCCGCATTGATATGCAGGTCGCCAATGATGGCGCCAGACGCTCCCAATAGCGGAGGATCAATGGCCTTCTCGTAACCACGGAATTCCAGTGCCTTGGCCTTGTTCAGCGAACGGATGTCCGACAGGCAGAGCAGCCCCGGCCCCTCGCCGTAGATCGGATCGTCATCAATGCCCTCGAACCGGACGAGATGGTAAGGCATATCAAAATGACCTTCCTGAGAAAAGGACTCTTCCTTATAGACCCAATCGCAGATGAACATCCTTTCCTTGGGATTGAGTGAATCAGGCTTCCAGTTTTCATTCGGACGCACGATCCGACAGACCTTTAACTCTTCGTCACGCTCATCCTCGAACTTCTTGCCGAACATTTCTTCGGCCTGTTTCTTGGTCAGCTTATAGTCGTGAAAGACGGTATCCATCTTTTCGTGCATGTCGACATCAAAGCAGACGTTCGACAGCTTGATGTTGCGGAAGACCAGCCTGAACGGATGTTGGGGCGTGGAAATGAAGTCGGAAGTCAGGCAAGACGTACCAAAGGCACACAAGGTTTGGAAGAACGTATTGATCTGGCCATTGAAGTTGGAATAGTTGAATGCCTCAAACATTCGGTGGGTGACTTCTTCCGACCATTCCTGCGCAACGTCCATTTTATTCAGTTCAGGGTCGGAGAACCTACCCTCAAACCATGGACTCGATGGGGAGCAAAGCGCCATGTGTAAATGGTTGGCCAAGGTCTTATTGGCCTGACCCGCCGTCGTGTCGTAGCGCCTTGACCACTTGAAGCGCTCGCCCGGCATGTGCTTGGAATTGAAACCAACCTTCGACGGTATGATGTAGTACGCCAATTCATCCCAGACATCATCCCAGTTATGACGCATGGTGATGGCCTTCTCTTTGACCTTGAGAAGGTCTTTGATCGACTTAGCCATTAGTCTTCCTCTTCCTCATCATCTTTAACCTTCTTCATCTGGTTCAGCCAACTGCGCCGTTCTGCCGCGTAGTTCTTCTTTTTACGCCAACCCTGTTCTTTGGTGGCATACAGCTTGTCCGTGACTTCCAATGGAGTACGCGGATCAGATACCTTAATCGTGTCTTCCAAGCCCTTGCCGGGAGGCGATATTTCTTCAGGCGTTGGGCCGGGATCAGGTGGAGGAATATCAGGAATGGCTTGTGTAGTCGGAGCCGATGCTTTTCTTGGCTTGGGAGGTTTGGGCGCTTCCGGAACCTTTACGCGATAGTCAGCCGCCCTTGCGCCTTCGCCCTGCGCATCGTATTCATAATGCAGTTTGGCAAACTCGGCATCGGACATTTTGGTGACATCACCTGCCCCGATGCGATTCGCCCTGCGCTGCCAGTAGCCAATATCCGAAGATGATGCCGTACCTTCACGCATGGACTTGGCCGCATCTCTGAGGTCTTTATTACGTGGATCATTCACATACGCATTCCAGTCGGTCGGCTT